ACCGCTATTGGAGCACTATGTGGTGATTTCCAATGGGGTCCAGTTCATGATATTACAATTATTTCATCAAAAGACGAATTAGAAAAAGAGTTTGGTGAACCAACAGACGATAACTTTGCCTATTGGTTTACGGCTGCATCATTTTTGAATTATTCAAATAATCTTAAGATTATTCGTCAAAATCAAGAAGGAGCATTAAACTCTGTTGCTAATGCCACAGATTCTCCAAATACGGTTAATATTCGTAACAATGATCATTATGATGCCCAATCATTTACATCTGGAGAAGGAACATTTGCTGCTAAATTCCCAGGTGTACTTGGTAATTCGCTTCAAATTTCTTATTGCTTAGCAGATCAAGCTGCATTTGAAGCATGGGAAGATAGCGAAACTTTATATAGAGCCTATTTCCCATCTGCACCCGGAACATCTGATTATTGCGCAGCTAGAGGCGTTTCTAACGATGAAATGCATTTAATGATTATCGATAGAGATGGTCTATTTACTGGAACACCAGGACAAATTTTAGAAAAATATTCTTTCCTTTCATTATGTCCTAATGCCAAAGCCAGTGACGGAACATCTGCATATTTTGCCAATGTTCTCGAAAGACAATCAAAATATGTTTATTGGCTATCCAATGATACTTCATTATCATCTTCCAATGCAGGAAGAACTATTGCATGGTTAAAAGTTAATACAACTGCAAATGGATCACCATCATCCTACAAATATTATGATCCATATGAATCACCAGCAATTACTGCTTCAAATACCTATGATTTTGAAGGTGGTGCTATTGGAACCGCATCTGATCTTTCAGAAAGAAGAGATGCCTACGATATTTTTGCCGATGAAACTAATGTCGATATTACTTTAGTCATGATGGGACCAAACTTCACATCCACCATTGATGCAACATATTTTGCAAATTATCTAATGACATTGGCTGAAAATAGACATGATTGTATTTCTCTTCTATCTCCACCAACAACCGGAGATATTGGTTCCGTTTTCTATACAGAACCAGATACTCTTGTCGAATATGTGGATCGTCTAACATCAAGTTCATTTGGTGTTATGGATTCTTGTGCTGTTAAAATCTATGATAAATACAATGAAGTGTATCGTTGGATTCCAGCCAATGGTATTGTTGCTGGTTTGTGCGCAAGAACAGATGATACAAATGATCCATGGTGGTCCCCAGCCGGATATAATCGTGGTCAATTACGTTCAATTGCTTCTATTTCATATAATCCAGATAAAGCAGATCGTGATGAATTATATAAAGCAAGAATTAATCCAATTGTTCAATTCCCAGGTGAAGGTACTATCCTTTATGGTGATAAAACAATGCTTGCAAAACCATCTGCATTTGATCGAATCAACGTTCGTAGATTGTTTAATGTTCTTGAAAAAGCTATTGCAACATCATCTAAATACATTCTATTCGAATTCAACGATGAATTCACTCGTGCAAGATTTGTAGGAATGGTTGAACCATATCTTCGTGAAATTAAAGGACGTAGAGGTATGTATGATTTCAGAGTAGTCTGTGATGAGACAAACAATACACCAGCGATTATTGATGCAAATGAATTCGTAGCAGACATCTATATTAAACCTGCAAGATCAATCAACTTCATTAGATTGAATTTTATCGCCACACCAACTGGATTGAATTTTGAGGAATTGATTCAAGACGGATATTCTTTCTAAATTTGAAAAAATATGATATACTGGTCTAGTGTAAAAACTAGACCAGGATTTAAAAATGATTCTTGAAAAATATAAAGTTATTACTGTAAACCACAAAAATAAAAAATATTGGTGGTCAAAAGGATATAAATTTAATGTAGAGAATTTACCAATTGAATTAGAAATAAAAGTTTCTGATTTATCTAAAGGATCACCATTAAATGTACAATGTAAATGTGATAACTGTGGTGTTGAATATACACAAAGATTTAGTAGAAATACTAATACCTGTTCATCTTGTAGAACATCAAAACGGATGAAAGGAAATACATTAGGAAGTAAAAACCAAACACTTTCAATAGACACGTTCACATTTGAACAAGATTTACAAAAATTTGATTCATTAACTGAATTGGCTAATGCTTATGATGTATCACTTCAAGTAATAAGAGGATATATTCAAAGAAACAATATTGATGTTCCTAAATATTTTGGAAATAAACGAAAAGATATTGATATTAATCAATTAAAACAGGATTGTGAATCCAAATTGTATACACTAAGTGAAATAAAACAAAAACATAATATTAATACATATACTATTCGAAGATTATCAGAAGAATATTCTTTTTCATTACCAAAAACACAATTTGAAAAATGGGAACAACAATATAAAAAATTAATCAATAATTATGATTTTTTTAGTGAACAAAATGAAACAAAAACATTAAAACAAATTGCAATAGAACAAAATTGTTCTATTGAACAATTAAAAAAACTTTTTAGAGAACACGATGAATTGATTTTAAAAAGACATTGTATAAATTCATCGCAACAAGAAAAAGAAATAGTTTCATTTATTCGTTCAATATATTCGGGTGAAATTCTTCAAAATACACGTTCAATTATTTCTCCATTAGAATTAGATATTGTTATTCCTGAATTTAAATTAGCAATAGAATTTAATGGAATTTATTGGCATTCTAATTTAAATGATAATAAATATCATTTAAATAAAACTGAAATGTGTGAAGATGTAGGATATCATTTATTCCATATTTTTGAAAATGAATGGAATGATTTAACAAAACAAGAGATATGGAAATCAATGATTCGAAATAAGTTATTATATAATATTAAAAAAATTGGTGCCAGACAATGTACCATAAAAACACCAAGCAATATAGAGGTGAAAAGATTTTTAAATGAAAATCACTTACAAGGATTTGCTAATTCTAAAGTCAAATATGGATTATATTATGAAAATGAATTGGTTTCATTAATGACATTTATACAATCAAGATATGATAAAACATATGATTGGGAATTGTCCAGATTTTGTAATAAAAAGAATATTTCAGTTATTGGAGCATTTTCTAAATTATTGAATCATTTTAAAAAGAAAAATCCAGAACAACAAATTGTCTCATATGCCAATAGAAGATGGACATTTAATAAAAAAAATGTATATAAACAAAATAATGGTTCGTTTTTAGCAGAAACAAATCCTAATTATTATTATTGGGATAAAAAAACAAATCAATTAGAATCAAGAGTTAAGTATCAAAAACATAAACTGAAAAATATATTAGACGATTTTGATGAAACAGTTTCAGAAAAAATTAACATGATGAATAATGGTTATCGTATTATTTTTGATTCAGGGAACATTAAATATTTATTATGAATTTAGAAAAATTATTACGATCTGACGGGAAACTCAATAACCAAAAAATAAGGAAATTAACTAAAGAAGAGATTTCTGAGATAGAACAAATATCTTCAGAAATCTCTTCTTTTAATCCTCAATTAAAAGATAGGATCAAATTTTTATTATTAAATCCTAAAAATATATATTGTTCTTGCGGAAAACCATTAAAGTTTTCTCCTTCTTCTGATCAGGTTTTCAAAGAAACTTGTGGCATACAATCTCATATAAAACCATCACAAGAAAGAATTGAAAAACAAAAACAGTCTAAAAATTTGACAAGAAATAAAAACGCAAAAAAAATCTATACATTAGAACAACAAAGAAATTACATCTTAAAACAAATTGAGGCTGGAATTTCTCCTAATTATTTCTTCTCAAAATGTATTGATATAGATCAATACATTAAACAAGAAGCAAAAAAACAAAATAAAAAATTTTCTCATTATGCATATGATATTTTAAATAATATCAATGGTGATATATTATGTTCACATTGTAATACAAATGTTCTTTCTTTTATATCATTTGAAAAGGGATATAGGGAATCGTGCAATAATACTTATTGCAGAACTATAGTTTCTAGTAAAAATAAAGCAAAAAATAAAACAGATTCTACTATAAAACACTTAATAGATCATCAAGAGGATTTTGTATTACTAGAAACACCAGATATTAATAAAAGTCCGTGGAAAATTCATCATAAAAATTGTGGTCATGATTTTACTAAATGGATGAATAATGGACGATCTTCTGATAAATTATTTTGTCCAAAATGTGAATTAATTTCTTCGTCAAAAATGGAATATTCACTTTTAGATGATCTAAAATTAAAATATTCGGGAGAAATAATTCATAGATATAAAATTGATAACACAGAAATTGATATTTTTGTTCCAGAATTTAATTTAGGAATAGAATTAAATGGACTACATTGGCACAAAGATGATTCAAATAAACATTTAGATAAATATTTGAAATGTAAAGAAATTGGTATCGAATTGATTCAGTTTACTGATTTAGATTTTCAATATAAATATGATATTATGATATCTATGATTTTAAATAAATTGAATAGTTCAGATAGAAAATATGGAGCAAGAGAAACCTATATTGATGATTCACTTTCTTCCGTAGAATATAAATATTTTTGTGAAAAAAATCACATCAAAGGATATGCTCCTGCGAAAATACGAATTGGTTTGAGACATAAAAAAACCAATGAATTATTAACAATTTTTAGTGTTTCTAAATCAAGATTTTCAAAAACACATCAATGGGAATTAGTTAGATTTTGTTCTACTTTAAACACTAATGTTATTGGCGCATTGTCAAAAGGAACAAAATATATTGCTAATAACATAGGATCATTTGAAACCTTCGCAGATTTACATTATGGATCGGGAACAGCATATGAAAAAACTGGTTATAAATTTTTATATAACACAAATCCTAACTATTGGTATTGGAATAGAAAAGAAAATCGATTAGAATCGAGATTAAAATATCAAAAACATAAATTGCCAGATCAAACGATGACGGAAAAAGAATATACTGCGTCTATAGGTTTACATCGTTATTATGATTGTGGTAATGCTAAATATAGCTTTGAATTTAAAAAATTATAAATAAATAAAAGAATAGAATTTCTATTGGACAATAAATAATAACAATAACATACTAGAGGGTAAAAACTACTATGGCCGCATCAGACCTATTTGTCGAAGAATTTAAAAGCCAATTATTCGGTGGTGGAGCACGAAATAACTATTTCAAAGCAACTTTAACCGGATTGGATACGTTTGGTGGTGCTGATTTAGCAACAGTATCATTTTTATGTAAAGCCGCATCATTGCCTGGATCAACTATTGCTGGAATTGAAGTTCCATTTCGTGGAAGAGTAATCAAAGTTGCTGGTGACAGAACATTTGAACCATGGAATGTAACCGTTATCAATGATATAGATTTTCATGTTCGAAATGCAATTGAACGTTGGATGAATGCTCCACTAAATAGCCATGAAACAAACCTTGGTCAACAAAGACCAGCTGTATATAAAACACAAATGAAAGTTGAACAACTAGATAAAGCCGGTGTTAGTTTAAAAACGTATCATTTTATTGGAACATTCCCTTCTGTACTCGATCCAATTGAAGTGAGTTATGATTCTTCTAATGCAATCGAAGAATTCAATGTTACATTTGAATATGATTACTGGACATCTGATACAACTGATGGTGGAACACAATAATAATAAAATATATAGTTCTTCTATCCATTCGCAAAATTTTAATGTTATTCTAACTATTTTATGGCTGAAAATAATACAACTTTTCTATTAGAAGATTATGTGTTTGAGGAAACCGATAATCTAGAAATTTTTGGATTTCCCTTAAAAAAGAAATCTGATAAAAAAGTTGATAAAAAAGAGGAAATAAAATCTTTTGTTGAACCATCTACAGACGATGGTTCAGCAATTTTTGTCTCTTCCGGGACACATCAATTAGGTTTTTATAATCTAGGTGATTATAGCGCAAAAAGTGATATTAATCGAATAAAAAAATATCGGGAAATTGCATCTTATCCAGAAGTTGAACAAGCTATTGATGAAATTGTTAATGAATTGATTGTTATGGATGATGAATATAAATCAGTCGAATTGTCATTAGATGATGTAGAATTACCGGAAAAAGTTAAAAATCAAATTGTAGAAGAATTTAATGATATTTTAAGCCTATTATCATTTTCAACCAATGGATATGATATTGCTAAAAAATGGTATGAAGATGGGCGGTTAGTCTATCATATGATTTTAAATGAAAAAAATGATGATATTGCTGAAATTCGTCCAATTGATCCGGTACATATTAAAAAAATAAAAGAAGTAGAAGAGACAATTGATCCGACAACTAAAGCAAAATTATACAAAACAAAACAAGAGTATTTTTTATACGTAGAAGATGCTCAATCTTCTTCTTCATCTTCATTAACAACGACTGGATTAAAAATCCATAAAGATGCCATTGTTTATGTGACATCTGGATTATTAGATGAAGATAGAAAAAATATTATTTCATATTTACATGCAGCAATTAAACCAGCAAATCAATTAAGAATGCTGGAAGATTCTCTCGTTATTTATCGATTAGTTCGTGCTCCAGAAAGACGTGTTTTCCGAATTGATGTTGGTGGCATTTCTACAAAAAATGCCGAAGCATATATGGAAAAAATTATTGCAAAATATAGAAATAAAATTGTGTACGATGCGAATACAGGAGAGTTACAAGACGCTCGTCAGAATCTTGCAATGATCGAAGATTTTTGGTTGCCTACTAGAGATGGAAGAGGAACCGAAATATCAACGTTGAATTCAGGTTCATCATTAGGGGAAATTGATGACGTTATCTACTTCCAAAAGAAATTATTTAGAGCATTAAAAGTACCATTAAATAGATTAGAACAAGAATCATCTGCATTTTCTCTTGGGCGCACTAATGAAATTTCAAGAGATGAAATCAAATTTTCTAAATTTATTTCTAGACTTCGTGCAAAATTCTCTGATCTCTTTTACCAAATTCTAAAAACTAAACTTCTTATTAAACGTATAATTTCTACTGAACAAGAATGGTTGGATATAAAAGAAGGAATTTTTATTAATTACCTAAAAGATAATCATTTTACAGAATTAAAGGAATCTGAAATTATTCGAGAAAGACTAAATACATTACGAGAAGTTAATGAATATACAGGTCGATACTTTAGCGTTGAATGGGTTAGAAAAAATATTCTTCGACAAACCGATGAAGATATAAAAGAATTGGATAAAGAAATAGAAATAGAAAAAGAAAAATATAAAGAGCCAGACGAAGAACAATCTTCAGGATTCGGCGGAAGGATGTAATTCTAGTATTATTCTATGCGAAAAACAACAAAACGTATAAAAAAATTTATTATTAAAAAACGAAAACAATTTAGGTAAATTCTATGAATGATCAAACAACTCCAGTAACACAATTAAAATTTGTTCAAAATGTATTAGATAAAAATTATGTCGATGCAAAAGAACAATTCAAAGAACTGTTCTATGCAAAATCAATGGAACGACTTGAGTCAAAAAAAATTGAAGTGGCTCGAAAAATATATTCTGAAGAAAGTGAATCAACTAAAATTGATTCATAAACGAAGTTTCACTTAAATAAAATGTTTTCATTTCGATTCATATTTGAAGCTGCCTATAAAGGAAATATTGGTATAATTGAATTATTTCAATTTTATGAAAAAGCAGAAAAAGAAAATCCTGAACTTTTTAAAGAAGTCAAATCATTAATTAAACAAAACAAGGAAAAAGAAGTTTGGAAAAAAATTCAAGATTATTTAAATGTTAAATTAGTAGATAAATAGAAGAACAAAAATGAAATTAATAACAGAAACAAATTTTAAACATTTAGAATGTTTGGTTGAAAATACATCGGAAGGCAAAAAAATGTATATTGAAGGCATTTTCATGCAAGCCGATAAAAAAAATAGAAATGGACGAATCTATGAATCTCGTATTTTAAAACCAGTTGTAGAACAATATATTGAATCTCAAGTAAAAACTGGACGGGCTGGTGGAGAATTAAATCATCCTCAGACACCAACTCTAAATCCAGAACGAATTTCACATAGAATCACTCAAATGGAATGGAAAAATACAGATATCTATGGAAAAGCAATGGTTCTTGAAACACCAATGGGAAAAATTGTTAGGGGTCTTTTAGAAGGCGGATTTCGTTTAGGAGTTTCTTCGAGAGGCATGGGGTCATTGCAAGAAAAAGATGGCATTCAATATGTTCAAGATGATTTTAATTTAGTTTGTGTTGATTGCGTTTC